CGTAAGGGGTTATAGACTTCGCGGCGGCGACACCCGCCTGTGACAAACGTCCACTCTTTGTATCGTCGGTCGTGTACGATGAGCATGTGTGGTCGGTTACCGATCATCGTCACTGGAATAGCTATCGATTTGTGTCTCTGACGTAGATGCGGATCGGCCATGGCGGTCGCCCTCTACCATGGGGCCTTCAAAAAAATTAGCCATTGTACGCGTGGACGGATCGTACGTAATCAGAAACAAAAGCCCGATGAGCAACACCCATCGCCAAATCTGCATTTCTTACTCCTAGGGTAGGTTTTTAAGAGCTGTAAAGCAGGGCGCCCATACCAGCCTGAATACGAAGTACGTTGTAGTTTACGGCGTACAGGTATGCGGCGTTGGTATTCTGCGAGTTTTGGTTCAGGGTCTTGACGCTGATGGTCGAAGGGGTCACTATGCGGTAGGTGTCGATGCGCGAAAAGTTGAGCGTACCGGTCGGCTGTAGCTTGGCGGTGTCGAGGCAGAACGGCACGATCGCGACGTTCGACACGGCACCGAACGGGGCATAGCCGTTCGGCGTGTGGTAATACTGGGTCGCGTCCACCCAGTTGATGAGCGCCTTGGACTCACCGATGTCCACGCCGTTCACCTGCGTCTTGAACTGAAGCTGGGACGCCGCCGCCGCGCTCGAGTTGTACACGGACGTGTAGCTGTTGGACGAAAATGCCAGGTACTTGATCGGGTGGGCGAACGCAAGCTCCATCACCGGCGTGGCCGGGATGAACTGGCGCTGGACCTGGGTGATGAGCATGTCCTGTGCGTTCTTGGCAAAGTAATCACGCTCGGACTGGTCCAGGTAGATGAAGTTGGTCCACAGGATGTACTGCAGAGAGCCGTAGGTTGCTTCGGGCGACACGAGGCTCGCGCCGCTCGTCGCCGCCAGACCGAGGTTCGCCGACCAGGTGATACGGATCTCGACGTCGTGATACTGGAGCGCCACGAGGGGCAGGGCCGACTGCCAATCCTTGCAGAAGAAAAACTTGAGAGCCTGGAAGGAGTTTGTGGATGCGCCCGGGTTGATATCACCGGCGTATGGTGCGAGCAGGCGCTGGTTGGTGTTCACGGCGCCGACAACCGGCTCGATGTTATTCATCCATTCGCTGTCCTGCATGTCAATCACCTGGCCGCCGATCAGAAGCTCCACCTTGTCGATGATGTTCGAGGTCCAGTTCAGGTTGGGTACCATGGCACCGTTACCATCGCGGGCCGTCAGGTACACGTACGACAGGAGGTCACCCTTCTTCTCGAAGCGGATCGTGGAAATACCACCAGCTGACGGAGTACCGCTAATCAGCTGGCGCTCGACCGAGTTGGCGAAATGCGTGTAGCGCTTGTACGACGAACGGTAGAATGAAACCTCGGGTTTACCGGTGAGGTATGCGTCCTGAGCGCCAACCGCGACGAGCTGAACAATACCACCGCTCATTTACTCAGAGGCGGTATTTTTTTTTCACTTTGCGTAATCCGAAAACGCCGGCTGAGCGAGTGGGTTGTTTGCCCGGACAGATTTGGCCAACGTCAGATCGGCCCGGATTTCGTTCCCTTTGAACACGTTGAGCTTGTCGTACTGGGGCGGAACGTACATGTAATTCTTTGATCCGTCGGCCGGTCGAAGAGGCAGCGAGCTCGCCTCGAGACGGGTTGTCGTGTTCGCACCGAGCTGACCGACCGGATCGGCGCGAACGTTCATACGACCGGCGTTCGCCGCCCGGTCGGGATTCACGCGATTCTCTGACCAGCGCGTCATGCCGTTGTTAAGCAGCGTGCTGTCGTACGCCTGGCCGATCATGTACTGGGCCGGGCCGTCACCGAGCGTGTCATCACGGTACCCGGTCTCCTGGCGGTTAGTCGTCCGGCGCGTCTTTTGGAAATCGGGACGACCCTCCGGTGCAGTGAGAGCACCGCCCTGACCCTGGCCGCGATTCTGGGTCGGGGCACGCGTCCACGTCTTGGACGCCTTGGCGTGGTGTGTAATTTCACCCATCGTGGTACCGCCATTCTTGACGACGGCGTTTGCCGGTCCGCCCCAGTTTCCTTCGAGGTTATGGAGACGCTCCTCGTTGATGTTGTTTGGCAGGACGCGGAAAAACTGTTGAAACCCGCCTGCGGCCGGCGTATTGGGATCGAGACCGAGACCGCGACCGACATTCACCTTTTCGCCCGGATTCAGGTTGTTCATCCGGTTCGATACATTTTCGCGCGCCGACACGTCATACACGGGCTGGCCGAACGGAAACCGTCTCCCGTCCTTGACCCAGGCGTCACCCATGTTCGGTGCAATTTCTTTGGGTTTCAGGCGCCAATCACCTGCAAACCCACGTCCGATGTCGGGAGTCATAATTGTTTCGTCGAACACGGGGTCCTGTGACCGCCGAAATTCAGATTGTACAAGATCACGACGCGTGATGGGCTGGGGTGGCATCGTCGCGGCGTCATATTCAGTCGGAGTCGCGTCGCTCTTTCGTTTACCTACGTAGACGAGACCTGCGACTGCGGCCAATGACAATAGGTCCATATATAATACACTTTATATTTTACTTCTTTGCGTAGCGCTGAGCGTACGAGTCAGTCTGGTACATGGCGTACGTGCTGACCGGATCGTCGAGCTGGACGCGAATCTCCTTCTCGACACCGTACAGGATAGGAAACTCGAAAGGTTTCGCGTCATAGTACTTGTTGTGACGGGACGTGCTCTGGGAACGAAGGGAATCGTCCGTCATGACCATATCGACGTAGTTGGTGTTTTTGGGGCCGATCCAAACACCCTCCTCGAGAACAAGATCTCCAGTCTGAAGGCGAGGCATTCTCTTTTACTCTAGACTGGGTAAATTTTCTAGCGACCATTGCCACCGCGCATCTGTACACGCTCGGGGAAACGGGCGTTCGGATTACCTTCGGGGTCGCACGCCCACGGCGTGTCGCGGCACTGAGGCTCGAACGGCCGACCGTACGCCGCCTGAGCGAACGTCGACTGGTCGTTCGGAATGGTCGAACTGGCTGTCGTGTAAAAGTTACGTTCGGCGTCGCGGACGCGCTCGAACGGGTGGATCGTCTTCCACTGATTTTCAACCTCGGTCTTGACGGACGGGTACCATGCTGCGGACGGACGCGTCGGGTCATCGCCGATGAGCATGTTCGCCATGGGGTTTGCGATGGTCGGCATGGTCACACCCTCGATTCTCGCACCGGCGAACGGGGCCCGGGCGCCATCTGGTATCATTCCGTTGTAAAACAATGCATAAAGGATCGCGAGCACGAGTACACCGAGTGCGAGCACACGGCCATCCTTACGAATGAGCAACACGATCGCGGTGGCGTATATTATGAAACGCGTCGTCGCCTCAACACGTTCTTGGGCAGTCTGACGCGCGCTCGGCCAAAAATCCAAAAGAGCTTCGCGGCGAAAGAGACCTTCTTCCATTTACTCTTTGTTGGAGAACTTTTTCATGGCATCAGGTCCCATGAGGGATGACATCAGACCGGACATGTTATCCATGAGTAGCTTCTCGTCGAGCTGGCCTGACCCATTCTCGGTCATCTGGGAGGCACACTTCTGGGCCACGGACTCAATCATGGCCAGCGTCTCGGCCGGAAGGGTCGAGATGGTCGTACCCAGAATGTAGAGCGTCTGGAGGTACTGCCAAATGGCACCCTTGGTCGTATCGGACAGCTCATCGGTCCAGATGGCCGTGATGTTGAGCCGCTTCAGGAACGGGATGGAATCCGTGTGCTCCTTGAAAAACGCCTCGTCGCGCTGCATGACACTGTTTGCGTACGGCGTGATCGACTCCATGAAATTGTTCATGGGCGAGCGAGGCGCCGTCTTACGTAGAAGTTTAAACTGGGACTGAAATTTGCCAAACGACTTTTCGTTCGGGAACGTCAGTACGAGTTCATCCAGGAACTGCTGAAGCATGTCATTGAAAGCAGAGATGGTAGAGGTGGCCATTTAATGGTACATGTTCGGTTGACTTTAACTCTAGTACGGCTCGGTCGATATAGTCTCCTTGGACGCACCGCCGCGCGCGACGATGATATAGACCAGAAGGCCGACGAGCACTGCAGGTTTGAAATAGGCTGAATTTGGGAGTTTTTCTTTATTCATCGTCGCTTTGAGGTGGATATAGCCGAGGGTCGCCGCCGCGGCGATCATCCCTGCGCTGGACGGCTCACGAAGGTATTCATCCATTTACTTTTAAGCATTACTTTTTTTCGGGCGCATCGTCGAACAAGGTTTCTTGGTGGACGGGGGCCGGTGGGGCCGGTGGAGCTCCAGTTACCGGAACGCTCTTCAGGTCTTCGGTCAGAGGGGTTTCACCTGGTGCAGTAGCATCCTCGACCGCCTTGTCAAGCGCGGACTCCTCGCCGCCAGGAATCTCCGGCTCGGCCTCGGGCTCCGGCTCGGGCTCGGCCTCGGGCTCCGGCTCCGGTATCGGCTCGGACGGACCATTCATGTCGAGTTCGCCACCCGTGAATGCCGGGATGTACGTGTCGAGAATTTGTTGAATCGGAATAAAATCCTCAATCACGTCCCGGACCGCCTTTGTGATCCGGGCGGTAATGTTCGCCCGGCGTTCAATGTCAGACACTTCGTCAACCATGACGTACGGGTCTTCGTAGAGACTTGCGGCCGTCGCCATGTAGCACGAATGGACAAAAACATCATTCGTCGGCAGCTTGATGTTCAGTTTTTTACACTCGGACGAAATGCGTACCGACGACATGATTTTGACCAGAATCACGAAAACGGCCGCGAGCAAGTTGGGAAACATCGAACACGACTTTATGATCGCCTCCGTGTGCTGCTTCACGATGGTGTTGTTCCAGTTTTTGACCTCGCGCAAGAGAGCCTGGTACTGTACGAGAATCTTGCGCCCCTGGGCAACCTTCTTCGCCTCCTGGAACAAGTCGGCGAAAGCATCGATCATGACCGGTGCCATGACGCTCGTCAGCTTCGCCATATACTTGCGTTCGGCCTCGACCAACACATCCATTTAATTTTTGCTTCTTTTATTTTCTTCGTAGGTCGGGCGCACATTTTTGATACCAGTGTAACACTGTGTAAAAATTTTATTTCAAGTCAATTACAAAAAACTTGAACATGTACTTTGTCAACAACAACAATATGTTTTTTGAAAATGAGTACAAACTTTTGACAAAATATAATGTTCGTCTGGTATCACACACATTGATCTTGTTTCCGAACAGCCTGAAGATTTAGAAACCCGGCAAATGTGACCCATGCCAAATACGGCCACAGAAGTTTGTCCTGACGGGCCAGGTCGGCAATAGATACCCAAAGCGCGACAAGTATGGTCATGGCGCGTCTCGGATCCTGGCGAACAAAAAACGCATCATACCATGCATAGTTAAGCGCGATATTCAGTGAGTAGCGTGGCCACCAGGCTTTGGGGTGTCTGACAAAACTCACCGCCAAAAGGGCATACAGCACGGTCCATACGATCGGAAACACGTAACCGGGCGGGGCCGCCTCCGGGCGAATACACTCGTACCACACGGCATTCCTCATTTCTTCTTGGCGCGAATTTTCTGAGCCGTCTTGGCCAGATTGATTAGACTCGGCACATCGGCGTCGTGTGAATGGTCGATGACGACCGGTATGTTCTTCGAGACGGGTTTCGACCACGTGACGTGGATGACGGTAGGCATGGCGCGCCGGGTCGTGTACCCGAGTCGTTCGATTTGTCTTTGTATTTATGACGTCGCGA